CTATTCCTGCGTCGAGTCAATTAACCCCTGACAGCGGAAGAAGCAAATCACATCACTGTACCGGTACTGATCCCCACCCTTAATTGGATTTGTACCGGGGGCCGGATTTGGAAATGGGGTGCCTTTTTCTCGCCATTCCTTTTTCTTGCGCCAGAATGTGGTGCGAGATATCCCGCCAAGTAATTGTTGAACTGTTTCTCTAGTGACCAGAATGGGCTGGACTCCCACAACAACATTATTCATAGCTGGCCTCTTATCTCTTTATCAATCTGACGGACGTAATAACTTAGCCAGAGCTTTGCTGGAAAAGTGTTAGGGGGTAGAGCGGTGATTTTTTTTGCGTAGCGGTCGAGTATTTTAGTGAAGTATTTATCGTGCTCAGAGATTGGATATTTCGCTTTTACTTCGATTATTTCAGCGTAGGCTTGCCGGGCCTGAGAGCGGATAGCATTCTCTATTGTGGTTTCCATTTCGGTGACACCTCGCTTACGGGAACCAGCCGGCGCTCTGCTACTGTATCCACACACTCATCGAAATCAGAAGTATAAGCATCGAGTAGCTGCTCTTTGTCCTGATATCGGTGAGTGCCATCCCACCATAGTTTCTGCCCCGTTCCACGTTGCACACATAGCCGCTTGGCCCATTGTGGCGCGCCGCCGAAATCACCGGGCTGCCCTGATAACATTTTCCATTGCATCATCCGAACATCCCCCTCACAGCTTCATTCTCAATAGTGTAAATAGTCGCCAGTGCCGCCCATGTGATAATGACGATAAAGAACCATGCTACATCTGGTATTTTTGGTGGTTTCATGCTGCTTTACTCCCAGTCAATATTTCCTGCCCAATCGCCTTTAGCTCATCGCGCTTAACCGTGGTGAACATGCAGCGAGGCTTGATGAATGGTCGCCAGATGAACAACAGCGAGCCCTTGTTGTTGCCGTTGATTGGCTTGCCAGTGTCAGAGCGAAGAAACGATATACGGCCATCGGTAATGAATCGCACCTCATCGACGGTTTGCAGTGCCTGACTAAACCAGCCGACTGACGAGTCAGCAGGAACAAGCATCACCACTGGCTGAAGTTGTACTTTGCATTGCTCGGCGGCCTTGCTTACCCAGGGTGAAATATCGGAATAGGGTGGGTTGCACCAGATGGCCCCGCAACTCTCCCATGCACTATTCAGTGCATCGCTTTGCTCTGTGAGATATCTAGCGCACAGGGCGCTTTTCTGACTGGCTGCCGCATCGAGGTAAAAGCCAAACTCGATGTCTAGTGCGGTGAATATATCGGCGGGTGTCATCCATAAATCTTTCAGGTTATCCGGGGTGTGGCTGCCGCCAAAATCACTCATGCCGCCTCCATTATCTTTCTCACTTTTGCTTTCACTGACTTCACCGTTTTAACTGGAGTAGGTGGGGCAACTTGCTGTGGCACCGGTCTCTTTGATTTGTCGCCGGTTCGTAGCCGCTGCTTAATTTTCATATCCCACAGGTAGCAGTCTTTATGGTCGCGTCCGTTATCAGGAGCGCGGGACACGGTTAGAATTAGTTCGCTGATATCGTCCATCAGGCTACCTCAGCTATTTCAAATGGAATCATGCTTAGTAGCACATATCCCGGTTTAAACTCGCTGATGTCAGCTACATGAGTTATTTTTCTCAAGGCAAACGCGCCAGTGAAATGGCCCGCATTCCACTCATTGAGTTCAAGTAAGTCACCCACTTGAAAGTTGCGGTCATTCAGCCGTATCTCTGCGGTCTTCACTCCCTGACGAACGGGCGCAAAGAATTCCGGCCTGATTTTCAGGTCGTGAGTTTTCATAGGGGATACTCCAGATAGTGAAATCCGTTTCTGTGAGTCCGTAAGGTTATTTACTGCCGATAGACTTCGCTGCACATAAGCACAGCATCAGGCCGCCGCTCATGTATCAGCGTTGATATTTGTTGGCATTCAGATTGAGTAGGGTAAATGTCTTCGGTTAATGGCTGGGCGGTGCAGGTAGGGCATGAGGTGACGAGTAGAACGAAACCTATGAGCATTTAATCACCCTCTCTGTTTTTAGTGTTTCCACATCGAGAGCAGTAAAGGCCGCCATAGGTCTCATCGCGAAATTTATCAAATATGTCACACAGATCACTGCTCGAGATTCTTTCCACTTGAAATGTTCCATGCTTGGCTGCCGACTTTACTATGACGGGAATGTATTTATGCCCGAAGATAAAACCCATCACTCCGCTACATTGGCTCATTGTTTTCTCCTGCTGGCTTGGCTGCTGGGGTCTTATACAAGCACACCGGGCAGCTCGATAATTTTCTACCATCCAAGGTGTATGTGGCAATTCTTCCCTTGTCTGATTTATCAAACTGAACGCTTATAGGATATTCATCTCTTCCGTTATTGATTGATACAACATATCCATAGCCGAACTTATCAACGGAGTCGCACACTCTGTCACCAACATTAAAACCAATCGATGCTTTCAACTCTGCAATTTGCTCACGCAGTGATAGCAGCTCAATAGCCATTTGTGTAACGATATGGCTTTGAGTGCCGCCTATATCAGTCGGGACCGGATTCGCAATTTTCTCTAACTGCTCTTTACTCAGCATCTGCATTCCCCTCTACCAGACCAAATCAGCTTTGAATTTATGCCCGCACTCAGGACACGTCACCTCAACATCTTCAGAGGTTTGCAGGGCATAACCATGAGTTCCGTCAATAAATGCATCGTCCGAATTTAGGTCAAAAGAGTCTTCGCACTTCGGACACTCAACATATAAATCTACAGACCACTTAGCTTCTACATTTGCCACTACTCACCCCCTTCAACCGGATAGCCAGCGACTTTAATAAGTTCGATAACGATAGACACCGGTATAACTTCCGCATCTGACACAAAACTAGCCGCTTCGCCAATTTCATCAGTTGGCAACTTAACAGGCACAAGTAGCCGCGCCTCTGCTGCCTCTGCGCGTTCTCGCCATTTGTTTAGCTCGTCGTCGTCATACCATTTACGATATGTCTGGCCCTCTAACCGGTGGAGTAGTTCACCAATAGGTAAAGGTTTAATCAGTTCCAACTCCGCTGCTTCCAGCTTGGTTAGCAGGGCGCGTTCGCTTGGCCTGTCATTCCAGTCGGTAGCAGCATCCTTTTCGCTGCGATACCAGCCAATGCCAACGGGGCCATTAAGAAAATCAGTCAGACAGATTGAGCACTCAACCAGAAAACTTCCATTACTCGTTAATAAATGAGCCTTACCGACACAGAATGGGCATGGTTTAAGTTCTTTATCACTATTTTCAGACATAGAAAGTCCTCAGCAGATTGACTGCCGGTTAAATGGGGGGGGGGGATTAGGCTGCCGAAAGCAGTCGTAGGCATTCTTGACGCCGAGCCACTAACTCTTCCTGAGTTGAGCAGTACGGCGTAGGGTTGGCTGGCATGAACTCTGGTTTAAGCCGGTATATAATCCCTTTAGCTGAGAACTCTTTAGCTTCCCAATGCTCTTCCGTGAGCAGGTGACGCATATTCATTACATACGTCAGTCCGATATGTATTGATACCGCCTCAAATCCATCACCCAATCCTTTATAGAATGAGTCTTTGTAATTCAACGTACACCCGCCAGTAGCGCCACCAGACAAATAGCTCCCACCACCCACGCTGCCAATTGACCGGTGGAATGAGGTTATGTAAGCATCTGGATGGGCGCGTAGGCAGGCCAGTATTTGCTCTGGCTGCATGGTGATTACCTGTTGATGTTATTGATCAGAAAGGGATGTCATCGTCGAAATCCATTGGCGGTTCGTTTTTTTTGTGCGATGGTCTGGATTGCATCTGTCCCTGTGCGTGTTGCTGCCCCCATTGCTGCTGATTTTGCGGCGTTGAACTCTTCCCTGATTCTTGCTGCTGCGGCTTCCCCTGCTTATTGCTAGCGTCAATAAATCCTAATCTGGCATTATTCAATTCAAGGGTGATGGATTGTCCATTTTGTCCATCGTAAACATCAACCTTGATGCTTTCCCCTGATACTTCAACGATAGCGCCTTCCGTGAGCACCTCTCTGTAAAACTCCGCTTGCTTTCCTTCCTTGGCAAAAATAACAGCTTGGTAATTAGTGAATTCGTTTTTCTGCGACTTCCTGTCGTAGTAGCGAACTCCACCACGGATTCCAAATCCTATGGAATCTCCAGTGGCAAACTCCCTTGCCGGTTTCTGTAGTTTGATAGTGATTGTGTGTGCCATTACGCCGCTTTGTTTAAGTCTGAGAGCTGGTCTTGATATACCTTATGGGCCTTGCCAGCTAACTCTGGATGCTGGGCCAATCTTTCACATAACCCGTCATAAGCTGTTTTTAGTCTGTCTGAATTACTGCAGGTAACCGCCCAGCCAGTGAAATCTGCAAGATATTGCTCTGGCGTCCTTTTTGGCCTTTTGTTGGTGGTATCTGACTTTTGCTCAGTCCTTCCTGCCTGCTCAGACTGCTTGAAGTGCTCGTTGGTATCAGCGTCCTTTGCATCATCAATGGCGAACAGTCCATTAAGGCTGTACTTTCTAGCGTATGAGCTGGTAGCGCCGGTAACCTGTGCGTCATCCATCCCTTTTTTACTCAGACTTTCCCTTGCCATCGCCGAAACAGAATGAATATTTTCACCGTCAGTAAGGGTTGCCGTGGCTTTAACGTAGTAGCGCTCACCAACAAGAACAATTTCATCACTTACCGACAGCAATAGGTCGCCCAGCAGTGGTTTGGCTGCCTCCATGATATCTTCACAACTTCGATACTTATAACCACCAAATGTATTGTTCTGACCTTTCGGGACGTTAAGTTCACGTTGTATCGTGGCAAGCTTTATGACGAACTCTTTATTTAGGCTCATACAAAATTCCCCGCGAATTCACTTAGCGTTACCAGTGGAGATGCTTTAGTTGTCCCTTGGTTTCTTGATTCGTTTTCCATCCATGATTCACCAAGCTCACTCTCAAGTTCTAAGTGCATTAACTTCAGCCATTCAGCATCCGTTGTTGGTAGCTTTTTTATTGATATGGTCATGCCGCATACTCCACGTCCTGTGAATCATCCCAGCCGATCCAGATAGTCCTGCACCATCTATAGGCTTCATGAATGCCTTGTTTTGTATCAGGGAAAACTTTCACATAGCGCTTTTTGAATCCGTTATGAACTTGAGAGGCGGTAACGGTGCCATCGCCATTTGGTTTTATTCTCATGGCTCACCCCGCTGGTTTAATGTTTTGGCAATCCAGATGAAGAATCCAATAAGTGGATTGCGTGGTGGTTCGTCAGAGCAGCCCACGCAAGGCCACCCTGCACAAATTAGCTGTTGCATGGGTTACTCCGGTTTAATTAGTAGTTAATCTGAATGGGTGGTTGCTGGTTTAAAAATGACTGAGCAACTTGATTCTTGATGATGGCAATAACGCAAGCCTTAGCGCACTCAGCGTCAATTCCGGCGTTGGTTAGTACGGTGATGGCTTTGTTATTAACTTCGGCTTGGTGGGCCTTGTCAGCCGCCTTTTTCGCCGCCTCATCAGCAATGCGCTTTTCTTCTGCTAGCCGGGCATCTTCTTTCTGCTTGGCTTCGAGCAGGATGCGCTCAGCGGCTTCCTGTGCTTTACGTTGTTCGGCTGCGATAGCTTCTTGCTTATCGCGTTCAGCTTTAGCGGCGGCATCTTTCTTGTCTTGCTCGGCTTTCTGTTCTGCTGCGATGCGGTCACGCTCTGCTTGCGCGGCCTGAGCTTTCAATACAGCCTCGCGATGCGCTGCTTCTTCACGGGCAATCCGCGCTTCATACTCCACAGCGGCACGGGCGGCGTTCTCTGCCAGCCGCTTTAATTCATCTTCGCCAGCTATGCGCTTGCGTTCATCTTCAGCTTTCTTATCGGCCTGAGCACGGTCGAAAGCGTCATTCATCAGTAGGGCCATTTCGTGGTCAGACTCTTTCTTGACCAATCGCTCTGCTGTAATGCTGGCGTCCATCTCATGGGCTTCCTGCCACATAGCTGCGTAGGCATTTTCCTCCGCGATGCGTTCCTGCTCGGCCTCCCAATCAGTAACTGGCTTTCGGATTGCTACCGCAATGTTATCTAGCTCGTCACGAAACTTTTTCCGATTGGCATCTATCAGAGCTGGCCTGGCTTTTAGTTCAGCAACCAACTCTTTAGCGCGAACCTCAAATGCTGCCTTGGATTTGCGTACTTGGTCAGCCATCGTGATGTATACGCCACGGCCCTTTGCGGTTTTCAGGTCACCAACCACTGAACCGGCTGTCTTGCGAACGTTATCAATCAGCTCATCAATGAATTTGTCATTGAGCAACGCGACTTCTAAATCTATTTTCTCGACCGGCAGTGTGACGAGTGCCAGTTCCTTTTTTTCTTCTGCCATGCTGATTTCCTTGTGCTATTTAGTTTTTGATTGCAACTAAATCAGAGAATGTGGAGCGCCAGATGTGGCCACCAGTAATCCCAAGCGTTTTTGCCAAATCTGCCATGGCTTTTAATTTGTCATCACCAAATCCAGTTGGGGACTCTTGAAGGTTTACAAAGTCCTTTTTGTGGGCACACCATGAGTTGCCATCCTTTTTAATTTCTACTCCAATTACTTCGGCAAACTTATCTGCGTCTGTATCATTGCAATTCCATTTGCTAGCCAATTCATTGATGCGAGATGGGTTGGCACCCAAGGCCATTGATTCAACCAGAAGCTCCCACGCGCTTTTCCTGTCAGATGGGTCAATAGGCCATGCGCATCGTGCAAGGTCTGAATCTCGAATATCTGCAATAGCATCAGGGCTTGGTTTGTAAATAAGTTCGCCATTTACGTGCAAGTAATACCAACCGGTTATGCTCATATTTATTTCATTTTGGTTGTGCTACTCCCACGGCAAAATACCCGACTATGCTTTGTCAGTTATTCAGAGGTGGGAGTGGGGAGTTAGTGGGGGAGGGTTATTCGGTTTCTGTTACGGTGCAGCCTTCACTTTCTAGCCAAGCAATGACATCTGTTTTACCAATTTCTTCTAACAGGTCAGTGGCACCGTATTCGCTAACTATTTCTTTTATTTTTACTGCTTCAACGAGTTCTGCATCACTCAATTCAAGAGTAAGGCCACCATATCGACCGCGCTCCGCACCTGCGGCCCTGACTGTTATTGTAAAATCTAAGCTCATATCTCACCTATTTAGTTGGAGGGGTTGGCTGTTGATGCTTTTTCTTTTTCCCAAGCTATTTTTTTTGCATGAGAGTCTTCGATCATGCTGATAACCTTTTCCCGCTTATCCCGTGGTAGTGATAAAAATAATTGGTCAATGCATCCAATAATTCCACCACTGCACTCTCCAGTTATTCCATCGCTCCAATATTTAACCTTAGCGCTGTAATTCGGTTTTTTAGTGCTTGCCATCGTCTTACCCTCTATCAGTGAAATTAATTAATCTGCTTCAACTTCATTACTTGACTCGTTAAGCCACTCTGGACGCTCACCTTTACCAAGATATAAATCGATGATATCTAACAAGCGAGGGTAGAATTTAAGCGCCGTCTTGCCGTCCATATCTGCAATCTCGCGCTTACTGAATTTTCGCCATTCCTCTGCTGCGTGACTCTGGCACCCAGCGCGAACGGTATCGCCGTTGCTTATTTGCAGAAAATACTTATCACCAATAATGATGTAAGTGCGATCAGGCAGGTTGGCATCGCGCAGGTTGGCACC